CACCACCATTAACAAACCAAGGAGTGATTAAAATGAAGTATCTTGGGACGTTTGAAATGCGGCCGCTGTATGACGGGCATCAGTCGTTTTACGGCAAGGCGCTTGTGGAGCGCTGGGACACCGAGAATGGCGTGCGGTACGTGCTCAAGTCGTATGGTACCGTCGTGGCTACCGTCACGCCGGTCAGCGGGCCGGACGCCGAGCCCGAGGAGTTCGAGGTTAGAATCGGCCTGGAATACTTGAGCGCCACCACACTGCGGCACGTCAAGGAGTTTCTCGCGCAGACGGCCGACGTTTTCAGGGGCGTCACGTTGCCGTGGCTGCGCAAGGCCATCAGGGACGGGCACCCGATTGATGGCGCCGGCACTATGTGGCGTGAGGTATATACGCTCAAGGAACTGTGACGCGACACGCCGACATTGACAACGATATACCGTCGTGGTATATTGAAGGTATCAACCAAGGGGGTAAAAATGGAAAAGAAAACATTCATCGAGAACATGACGGCAACACGGTGCGATTGGTGCCACTCGCCGACTACCTTGTCTACCTGGACACGCCGGCCGTGACCGCTATAATCCGCGACGGACGACGAAACACTACGAACTGACCGCCTGACCGTCCAGCCCTGGAGGCACACGTGCGGGTTCGAGTCCCGCAAGGGCACGAAAAAATATCGGCCATTCTATTAAGGAGCAGTGGTTACAATGGCTGACCGGACCGCAATAATGGGCGGCGAGCCGTATGCTGAATGGATTAAGCGCGACGGCAACGCGCAGCGCCTCTATCAGGCGTATCGAGACAAGTGGCCCGACGGCACCACGGAATGCGTGGCAATCGGTGATGAGTTTTACATCCGCCATGATGGCGACGGCATGCGTCGCGTCTACGACGTGGGCGACGAATCCGAGTGGTGCGCGCAATGCGGCACGCCGATTGACTCGGACTATTACGATTGCGACGCCTACGGGTGCGGCGCTGTGCTGTGCGAGCGCTGCGGGGATAGCGTGACATGTGACCACTATTGCCCGGCCCACAGCGGCAACGAACTGCTCACGGACGCCCACGAACCCGAGTACACTCATCCTTACGCGTCCGGTGACGGTAATCAATTCACGTTCGGCGTCGAAATCGAGTCCAACCTATCCGACGACTTCGTGGAAAACGTGACGGACTCCGACATCATTGCCGGGTGGGGTAAGGACGCATCACTAGAGCGGAACGGGATTGAACTGCAGTCCAATATTCTCGATACCCGCCTTGCAGCGGATCGTGGAGGGCATCCAAGAGTGGGGCGAGAACGCGGGGGGTCATATCCACGTGGCGCGCACGCCCAATCAGTGTGCGAGCCGGTTGAGTATTCGCGTGGTGTATGGATGTATTGGCGCGTCTGATGAACTTTTTGGGCGTGTCGTGAGACACGCCTGATATAATAGACAATGAAACCAAAGAAATGAGGTAAGATAATGAAACCGTCAGCATACTTTCATGATAGAGTAAAGATATTCCTACCTACCTGATAAGGCGCTCAACGCCGGTATCGACGTGGTAAGCACCATACTCAGCCAAGGACTATCAGAACGCGCTTGAGGCATGGCTGCAAGGACGCCACAACGTATGGCAAAGCCGCATAAACGAATACAAAGCGAACCCGACAAACGAAAACCTTGCAACCATAGCCGAACTCGCAATCCGCGAACACACCCCCCACACCCAGAGTGACTACGATGATATTGTGGAACGCGCGTACCGGACCGCCATAAACGAAACGCTCATCGAAAACGAAAAAAGGAGGAACAATGGCGAATGACAAACGACATGACGTGCTAAGCCGAATCGCAGCAGTGCAACAGTCGGTGGAAGCGGTTAAACGCACGACTGAAGGATACGGGTACAAGTACGCCACGCTGAACGACATTTGGCAGCTCGTCAAAAACAGCATGATGGAACACGGCTTAGGCTGGACGGCCGTCTGCTCAAGCGAGATAGTCGGCGCCGACACGGATATGCCAACCGTCTACAACACGCTCACCATCGCAGTCTACGAGTCCGCACATGAGTGCGAGAACCTCATGGACATGGTGAAGCATGGTGAGGCGGTAAGCAGCAGCTACACGTATCCGGCGGCCGCGGCCCAACAAGTGGGCAGCTTCGAAACATACTACAGGCGCTACGGGCTAATCCACCTGCTTGGCTTGACCACAGTCATGGATGACGACGGAAAAACAGCCGCCCCCCTACCCCGCCCCTCCCTCACAGAAGAATTCAACTAACCACTAACGGAAGGAAAAACAATGGCAAACAACATGATTGAAATCGAAGCGGCAGGCGAAATCAGATTCGTCCACATCAAAGACAAGTATCAGTCCGACGCGGCCAAACAGCGCGGAATCGAACCGAACTACCAGTTGCAGCTCGCGTTCCCGAAGAATGGTGACGTGCATAAGGAGCTCGTCGCGTCCGCCAAACAGTTGGGCGTGCGCGCCAATGGTGACAACCTGCGTTACAAGGACGGCGATTTAATCACCCTCAAGGACGGCGCCCAGCCGCAGCGCGGCAAGTGGCTCGTCAACCTATCGTCCAAGTGGAAGCCGTCCATCGTTGACCAAAACGCCAATGATGTCGAACTGACCGAAGAGCCTGGCGACGGCACGCTCGCCAACGTCGCGTTCAAAATCGGTAGCACGAAGGAAGGACGACTCGCCTACTTCCTGACCGGCGTGCAGCTGCTGCGAATCGAAAAGAACAACACCCCCGCCCCCCACAAGTTCGGCGTATACACGCAGCCGACCATCGACGGCGAGGGCGCCGGGGAACCGGAGTTCTAACCAATCATGAACGCGCCAATCCACTACAGCGACGACACGCTGATTGACGCGCTCACCACCTGCATGAACATCAGCCAAGCCGCGAAGGCGCTTGGAGTGTCCCGCGGCTGGCTGTTCCCACATGCGAAACGGTTGGAGCGTGAAGGCAGAATCCTGCCGAAATCAATCATGCCCGCATATTTCAGACCGAAGGAAACCAAATGACGAAATTCCTAACCACCCCCCCCTCCAATAGTCGGGTAGAAACCGTGTTCAATGCGATGCTCAAACGCAATCTAGGCAGATGGGCAGAATACCGTTCATACAAGAAACGCAACGTAGCGAACGCCACCGCCTACCATATCCGCAAACACATCGTCGCATGGACGGAACCAAACGTCGATTACGCTGCGGTCACACGACGGAAGCCGGACGGAACATACGCGGTATGGGTCAGCGCGGTCAGAATCAAGGAGGACACGAATGCCGACATTGAATAACCACAATCCGGAACCATTGGAGTCGGCCATCCAGAAACATCTCATAAGAATCTTGGAGCAGCAAGGATGGTACGTGCAGAAAACCGAGGGACGCTCACGCAACGGATTTCCCGATGTGACCGCCGTGGACGCGCTCGGCAACGTGTGGTTCATCGAACTGAAACGTACGGTAGGAAGGCCAAGCCCAGACCAATGCCGCGAACTCAAAGCGCTCGCCGAACATCATGCGAACGTCATGCTCCTATACGGCATGAAAGCTGTGGACGCACTGCTGTCCTACAAAAACGTCGTCGACATGACGAACATCTACAACTACATCCTCGTAATCGATTCGGAAGGGAAAATGAGATGGACGAAAGAAATCTGACATACCGTGTCTTCCAAGACCGTGAGGCATGGCTCAAGGCACGTGAGGAAACGATAGGCGCATCCAGTCTAGCGCATTTCATCGCCACCGGACAACTGCCATCACCCCCGCCGGACATTCCGGCCGTACAGTCGGCATTGCGGTTCGGCAGCATCTGGGAACCAATGCTCGTCAAACTGTATGCTGAACACCTAGAGCTCGCAATCGTCAGCAAGAACACTCCGGTCGAAAAGTTGGAGAACGGACAGCTCGCATGGTATGACAACAGCTTCTACACGGACGGGCGCCTGCACGTCTCATTGGACGCCGCATACCGCGACTATGGTGGAATCCTGCACACCGTCGAAGTGAAGACTGGGAGCAAACCATCCTACACGTTCCTCACCACCGAACAGCACAACCAATATTCGGCTCAAGCGCAGATAGAAGCCCGCATGATGGACACTGAGCATGCGGAAATCATCTACGCGCAACGCCCACCGTCATGGGAGACGCTGGACGCCGAATACATCACCGAACAAATCAAGAAAACACTCGACATCGTAATCGTCCCAGACGTGATGGATGCGGGCGCGTTGGAAAAGCATGCGACGGAATACGAGCGCGCGGAACACCCCACGGACGTGGACGATGACGGATGGCAGCTGTTGGCCGAACTGCTGGAAGCAAAAGACCAATACGACACGCTGAAGGAAAAGCTCACCACATGGCTGGGCGAACACCCCGGCGAACGAGTATACTGCGATGGGCATGTCGCAAGACTGGCGGAAACCACGCGCACCACCACCGACTACAAAGCGTATTTCAGCCAGCATCCGGCCGACCTTGGCCCATTCAAGAAAACATCGACGACCACCCGACTCAGCATAGTGAAGGAGAAGAGAAATGCATGAGCTTATGATGAACTGCCTGTACATGCTCGCCATCGTCCTGTCCGTGCTTGGAACCACGGCGGCCATCCTTATCATCATCGGCATGGTCAAAGGCATCATCGGCCTCATCAGCCACCCTGGCGAGCATGATGAACATTGACGTGTCGGAATGGCTTTACGACGAAGCTTGGGCTGACATCGAGAAGATGCGCCAGCCCAAGCCCATGCCGCCCGCCAGAAAAAAGAACACCGTCACCCACTACGCCGACATGACACACGAAAAGGCGGAGCATAAGCGGAAGCTCAAAAAGAAGTGGATGAACAAGAACCATGAGAAAATGCTCGACTATTGGAGGCGATACCGTAAACAGCATCGAGAGGAAAGCAGAGACGCATGCCGCAGATGGCAGGAGAAATTCAAGGCCGAGCATGGCGTCAGCTATCAGACTTGGCGCAGATGGCGTAAAACGCCGGAAGGACGCGAGCGCATAGCCGCATGGGAAGCCGAACACGGGAAGGAGACACAGTGAGGGCTTTCATTTTCGACGAGGCCGGGACAGGCAAGACGAAACGCAGCATGGACCTGCTGGACGGTGCGGAGCATATCCTCGTCATCTGTCCGGCAAGCGTCGTGAAGACCGCGTGGCTGCCGCAAATCCGCCAATGGTCGCACGGCAAGGCGTCGACCATCGAAGACTACCGCAAGCATGGCTGGCCGGAAGACTATCGTTTCCTCGTGGTGTCATACAATATGGCCGCCAAGCTGGGCGAAGTGCCGGACGGTTTCAGTCTCATCGTTGACGAAAGCCACATGGTGAAGAATCCTAGGAGCGGACGTTCCAAAGTCGTGAAAGGCATCAGCGACCTTGCCAAGGATGTGCTGATGCTGACCGGCACGCCCGCTCCGAAGGATTTGGAAGACCTGTACGGGCAGACCGTTGTCATGTATCCGCACGCCAAGGACAGGATGGCCCTGTTAGGCGATTCTTGGCGCACTCTAGGGGCTTTCAGGATGCGATACGGCAAACCATACACGATGAGCGTGCAAGGGCGTACAGTGGTCAAATACGCGTATTCCAAGCCCATGGTAGAGGAAGCATGCCGACAACTGCAAAAGCTCGTATTGGACATACGACGCGGCGGCAACCCGCTGCCGCAAGTCGAATGGCTCCCATCACCGAAAACCGAACAGGAGGACATGGCGCTCGAACAGTGGACGAACACCCACCAACTGGCCGAAGACGTGTACGCGGCAAGCGCGAGCGCCGCAGCCGTCAAACTCGCCCAACTCGACGACGGCTTCGCCTACAAGACCGAAGACCGTGGAGAATCCTACTGGTTCGGCGTGTCCAAACTCGAAACGGTATACAGTGAAGCCAAGAGACGCGAAGACCCGACGCCACTGCTCGTATGGACGCGGTTCAAAGCGGTAAGAGACGAAATCTACCGTACTTGGACGCCATGCACGGATGCGAAGACATTCCTCGCCATGGACGCTCAAGAACGGGAAGGATACCGGCTCATAGTCGCCAACCCGCAATCCATGGGCACCGGCGTTGACGGATTGCAGCGTCTCATGAAAGACCAGATATGGCTCGACCTCCCATGGACATACGCAGACTGGGAGCAGGCCAACAGAAGACTGGTACGACGCGGCAGCCCCTATCAGGGACGGCAGCGCATACTCGTGCCGGACACGCCATGGAACCGCAAGGTCATGGACGTGATAGAAGGAAGGAAAACACTCGATGACATCATCAAGGAAAAACAATTGGGATGAGGTGATGGAAGACGTGAACAAGGCGATTCCCACCAAAGCAGCCAACAATCACGGATTGAAAGGCCCGAGCGACATAATCCTCGACCCACCGGAGCCGCCGACAGTGGAAAACACGCTCGAAAACATTGAGCCAAGCATCTACACGCGCATCGCCGACGACCTCTACCATGTGGAAAACATGCTCAACGGGGAGAAGGCCGAAGAATACGGCAATCCGCGCATCATGTTCCGAAACATTTCCCAACGATGGTTCGGCCGCGACGATGCGGAAGTGGATGTCGCCATTATGATGGCCGAACTGAAAATCGAACGCATCAAATACGACCACAACAAGGAAGACTCATACATGGACGCCATCGCCTACCTCGCAATGGCGCTCGCGTTCATGCAGGAAAGGAAGAACATTGACTAGTGACAACCGCAATGTGACGCGACTAACAGTAGGCCGTGAGGAGTGGCGGAAGATAGAATCCGGGGAGACAAGCTTCATTCTCCGCGAAACCCAATCGCCATACGAGACTGTGGCCTTCGTATTCTCCGACGCTCCCACCGGAATTCACGTCGGCAACGCCATCGTCATCTCGGACATTCCGTTCGGCGACTATGAGGCCAGCCCTTGGACATGGAGCATGTTCGCCAAGCTGACCGACATGACAGTGCAGGAACTCAAAGAACGGTTCCCAGCAGAAGCGAAGATGGAAAACCCATCCGCATGCGCAATGTACCTGTATGAAATCAAACCGATAAGCGACGAGGAACTGTTGCAGCTCCTTTGCGACAAGTAAGGAGAAAGAAAATGCTGAACGACATCACCATCGAACAGTGCGTGGACCATCAAGACCTCATCCTGCCATACACGGAAAAACAGTTGAACCCCAACTCGTATGACGTGACCTTGCAGGACACCATAATCGTCTTCACCAAAGATGCGAAAGACGGTTACGCGGACGGCGGCGACCACACGCTGCACGGCGTCCACACCAAGCCAGTCAGAATCGACGGACACTACATGCTACAGCCCGGACAGTTCGTCCTAGGCGCCACCGTGGAGAAAATCAGCCTCCCGGACAACATGATGGCACGATTCGACGGGAAAAGCAGCCTTGGCCGACTCGGACTCTGCACGCACGTGACCGCAGGATTCATCGACGCCGGATTCATCGGAACCATCACCGTCGAACTGAAGAACGAGAACAGTTTCCCCATCATGCTAACGCCCGGCATGCGAATCGGCCAAGTCTCGTTTGAATACCTGAACGATGCTGCGGTGAAACCATACGGCATGGTCGGCCACTATCAGCATCAGAAGACTCCGCAGCCCGCGGTGGAGGTGTGACATGAAATCACCAAGACAATGCCTCGACTGCGGTCGAGATATGACGTTGGACGAATGGTATCCGGAAATGCTGTGCGAAACCTGCAAGCAGGAAATCGATTCGGCGTTGACGGACGAAGACAGACAGGAAGGATTGGAGTATCCAGATGAGTGTTATTAGGGAAATGGCAGCCGGCATCACGGGACGCTGCTGGCACTGCATGAAGAAACTCACTGCAAAAGAAAGCATCCTATATTGTGGACTCTGCACGGAATGTTGGAGGTTGCGCGGTGGCAATTAAACAAGACTGGCGTAACAGCAGCAAATACTATCTAAGCCCTGAACAGGAAAGCGCCGTGGAAATGCGAAGCATCGCACGGTATGGCATCGACGCGCAGACCACCGTCTGCATGGAGGAATGCGCCGAACTCATTCAGGCAATCAGCAAGCTCAAACGCTTCGACCCAGAAGACCCAAACAATATGGTCAGCCGCACTGAGCTTATCGAAAACCTGTATGAGGAAATGGCCGACGTGCAGATATGCTTCGACCTGCTATTCGAAATCTACGGGCTGAAACTATCTGACATGCGTCGCATGATAGACCATAAGGTGTGGCGCATGAAACAGAAGATGGAAGCGCATGGCGAGAGGTTCTGATGGAAATCCTGAAACTCGCCATCTGCACCATCATCCTGCTTGGATTCGTCGCAGCCATCATGGTCGTGTGCGGCGCGTGGGACACGCGCGTCTTCATTGCGTACGTGGCGACGGCAATCGTAGTGGACATGGTATGCGTACTGTTGGATGATTAAAGAGAAAGCCCCCGCATGAACCTTGCGGGGGCTGGGGAGAAACCAAAGGAGGGCTGTTGGTAAAACTTCCAACAGTCCTCATTGTATGAGACTAACGACACATTGTCAAATACCAATCACTGCCGGAATCAGTGCCGATCGCGACATACCTCAGCTGGCCCGAAGAAGCGCCGATATAACGACCCCACAGGAAGCCGTCAGCATAAGCGCCCCAACCATCCAACACGACCTTCTCGCCACGACCGTAACTGGCTACAACCTTTCCCTTCAACGACGGTTCGGTACGCACGTTCAACGCATCAACCGCAACCTCATACGTGGTGGCAACCACGGTCGGAGCCGGGGAAACCACCGGCGCCGGAGCCGGATTCACCGGAGTGTTAGCGCCCACGCCAGCGTACTTGTCCCAAGCGGCCTTATCGCCAGCGAAATAGTTCAAATCAAGCGAACCGGCATAACCGCCGATATGGCCGTTGGACGTGTACTGGCGCATCGGATACGCCACATACGACCAAATCGAATCGGCATCCTGCCAGCCGACCGCATCCATGGAAGCATAGCACGCCTCCCAAATACCGCAATCATGCTTGGTGCAAATGTCCTTGATGAACGGGATTTCGGAACGCTGCGCATACACGAGCGGCTTCACGCCGGTCAGTCGAATATACTGGTAGAGGAATTCATCCAAATAGGCTCGATTGCCCCAAGCGGCGTTATCGTCCGCCTCCCAGTCAACGCACGGCACGAACTTCTTCAGATAGCCCTTGGTGTTTCCGGCGAAGAAATACGCCTCCTCCGAAGCGCCGACACCACGAATGTAGTGCATGTAGCCGACCGCAAGGCCACGCTTGGCAGCGGCCTGAATCTTCGCATCCGCACCAGTCCACACGGAATTCACCAGACCATGGTCGTTCGAACATTCGCCAGCACCCCAAGTACACTGGACCACCACGCCATCGGCGTCAATCTTGGAAACGTCAATATCGGCCTTCCAATTGCTGATATCCACAAACCTCATTATTCGGAAACCTCCGTATCTGCGATATGCTTGCCGGTCACCTTCGCCCTGTCGGACGTTGCGAAGGAAGCCGGACTGATTGAATCGGTCTTGCCGCTCGACGCCACGCACGTTAGCACGCTGGCGATAGCAGCGACCAAGGCGATGCCGCAGACGTTCAGCCAATCCACTTGGAACAGGCCGACGCCACCGACCACGCCAGCCGACAATGCCGCCTGACATGCGGTGCGGATTGCACGCTCAAACGTGTCAACCCAAAAATCCTTGGTGAACAATATTCACTGCTCCTTACTGTCGTTTGTCAACGGTTCTATTGTACTCCTCAGCTCGTCCGGAAGTCTTGGCTTCGGATACCGTTTCAGAAACTCGGGGTCGAGAACGTTGCAGAGTTCGCTCAGCCAATGTCCGATTGCCCTAATGTAGGAGGTTTTCAAATCGTCCTGATGGCGGAGCTGGTCGCGTTCCTGAATGAATGCGGCCAGTTTTTCGTCCTGTCGGTCGATTTCCCGCTGCATGTTCAATTGGGCTTCCGAGAGTTGCCTGTAGGCTTCGCTTAGGTCGCCGCGTCTGTTTTGCGCCCAAGTGACCGCTGCGACCACGATGGCGCATAATCCGGTCACTAGGGCGACGATGATGTCAGTGCTCATATGGCACTATTCTAGCCGATGGTTGCGATTATGCCGGAACCCCAACTAGTCGATATTGTACGTGAGAATGTGGGACACGACACGATTTCCGGTAGTGCCGCCAGCATACCCAACAGTGATGTCGCCGTTTGTATCCACGTTGAGAACGGTCGGGAGATACGCATCTCTCGTAGTGGCACAACAGCTTTGGGCCACTGCGGGGTAGAAGCCGGAATTGTTGACGTGCGCCACAGTGGCATTGCTGCCCCAGCCAGTCAGATTCACTTGGGCGGTCAGCAGGTTGACATGCGCAGTGCCGCCGCTCGCCCATATGTGTGCTTGATTCGTACCAAGATGGATGTCGCGCCAAGGCATATTCCATCCACGCCACTTACCGCCTTTCCTGACATAATCGCAACCATCGGCCACATCATGCAGCAGCGTGCCTTCAGGCACACCAGTCAGAGCGTCACGCTGTGCTGAAGTCCACACCCGCAGCATGTCACCCTTCATGGCCGCACCAATATACGTCTGCGTGATGACCACGCCAGAGGCGGTCGTATTCGACACGCCAGCCGGAAGCAGCACCTGCGCCAAAGCCAAAGCGCCAGCCGGGACACTTGGTGCCACAGGAGTCGCGGCTGCAGTGCCCTTCACCACGCCGAACACAGGAAAATCCGAATCGTCCGACATTGGCGGGCGCGTCTCATGCTGCATCACATACACCACGTCGATACGCGAATTAGCGGACGGAGCTGCGCTTAACGGCACTTTCACATCGCCGTCGTTCTGGATGAGCAGCGCGCCATAACGGTTTAGCACGGCGTTGAACGGATGCACCGTCACGCTCATAGAATCGCCACGGCCGGTGACGAGATTGTCCCGCGAACGGTCGAGAATGCCAGCAATCGGCAGCATCGTGGTCTTATCGCAGACGAACAGGCCGCTCATGTCACGGCGCGCATCCAAGAACGACGCATTGCCGGACACTGCGAAGATACTATTCCTCAATGTCATTATCAATCTTTCCTTCCAACGCCTTCAAACGTTCCTCAAGCCGGTCGATGCGGTCATGGGCGAGATGGGCCTCATGTATCGCCCACACGCCCAGCATAGGATAGTTGATGCCACACGGCTCGTAATCATCATTATACTCGACGAACTGCCCCAGGCCGTTGTCATCCAAGTCTTCAGCAATCATGCCCAGATGTACGTTCGCACTATCGCCATTCTGGTTCACATCGTCGATGTAACGGTAGAGCGTCCAATCGACGGCACGCATCTGCTCCAACGTGATGTCCGGCATCACGAAATCCTGCTTCACCTTGCGGGATGACTGGGCCGTCCCCAACGTGCCGTCGGACAATGCCCACACGGCACGCCACGAACCTACGGAAAACAGGTTGGCATAGGCGTTCGTCGTATTCGTGCCGCCGCGTCCCTGCGACAGGACGCCCCAATTCCACTCATTGCACTTCTGGTCGATGGTCGCACGGTCATACGAATTCCTGTTGATGGACGCGGCCACCGTCTGGTCGATGTTCTCGCTGATGTCCAACACCTTCTGAATCGCCTGAGTCAACTGCGAGCCGGAAGGCTTCTCCAACTCGCGCAGACGCCGACCATACTCGTTCAACGTGGACACGAGCTTGTTGGTCGCCTGAGCCGGATTCTTCACGTCGATAACCATGTCGCCGTCTTCGACTACCGGAGCGATGCCGTCAGCCGACTCTCCCTGATGTACGACAATCTCGTCAACCATTATCCACCGTCACTTTCACACCGTCGAACACGTCACCAAGGGTGAACGTAATCCAATTCGAGCTTTCATCGGCCTTGATGCCGGTGATGCGCCGCGTGTGCGCGCCATCCACATAATACCAGTCGCCCTTCGTTGTGAACCTGATATAATCGCCCACCGTATAGTTGGCGAGCGTCTGATTCACTGAATGCAGGTATCCGCGATGCACTTTCGCCTCAGTCGAAGACACGGGTTGCCAGTAGACGGCGGCAGCCTCGTTCGCATACGCCTGAAGCGTGTTCTGCCGTTTCACTGTCGAATGGCTGGAATCCACGCTCTCCCAGATTGGAGCGCCAGCCTTTTCCAGAATGTCCGTGTAGGCCGACACGACGAGCGTCTTATCGTCGGATTTGCCGGACGTGAACCATTGCAGCGAGGCGAGCTTGTCGCCATCATCCGTGGCGGACAGGGACGCGATGCCCGGCTGCAAGGCGGACGCGCTGAAATAGTGGGTTTCGCCGCCAAGCAGCGGATGGCCGGTCTTCATATGCCACTCATAACCCAATCCGTCAGCCGTGCGCATCGGGAAGAATCCGATGTCGCAACCGTTCTGACGGTTCGTGATGTTCGTCAAAACTTCACCGACATAATTCAAATCGACAGCCTGATAGTTCGCCTCGGACTTGCCGACCTCCGCTGTCTCCAACACGACAGGCACGTTGCTATGGGGCCAGCTCATCGCCTGTTCGACGAGATTGCGTGCGACCGTGTTCCATGTGACATTCTTGTATGACGTGTCGTATTGAGGGTCTGGCGAACCGTCCGACTTTACGAGGCTTTTCCCCATCGCCTTCGCCGGAAGAATCGTCCTATGGTCAAAATACGTCCACATGCCTGAAGCAACCAATGTGAGGATGCCAGAATCGGCGTCATAGTCACGGCGCATGAGCACTCCGCCGACCGTCAGCCCATCATCTTCAGCGACCATGACGGTCTTGCCGATGGCCGCGGTGTTCCTCAAATCCAACAGTCGCGCGTCGTTCGCAATATACTGGATGCGCGTGTCGCCGGACGAAGCGTAGATGGGTACTTTGACGGTGAGCGAGTCGGTGTCGTTCAGCTTCATCTCCCATTCGGCGGAAGTGTGCGGCAATGGGATGATGCGACGTCCGGTAAGCAGGTCTGCGAGATAGATTTTCACCGCCAAGCCTCCTTCCATTCGACCGTCATCGTCGGCTCGCCCGACTGCACGCCCAACGGCGTGAACTGTATCGTCGCATCGCCCAAAGGACGGAACCAGTTCTCTTCGGTGAGGAACATGCTCAAATCAGACTGGTTCTGGAACAGCACGCGCTCATCGTCGAAGTCGAACACCATCGTCTCGTCGGGGTTGATTCGACGGCGGAATTCGACCGCTTCGCCGGTCTCGACGCAGTGGATGCGCACGCCTTCCGACAATCCGCCTCTGATTTTCACGACAAGATGCGTCGGCGCGAAACCGCTTCCGGTGATGGCGACACGTCCCGGATTACCAACCTCACCTTCGGACAATGGGTCGAGCAGCGGGTCGGTGATGCCTTCGCCGTCCGTCGGCACGCCGACCGTCTGCGACTGCAATGGCCCATACAGGTAGGGTGATGGCGCGAGCAATCCAATCTGGAACGCGGCCTTCCCACGATAACGGTATTCGTCCACGGTCATCGACCTGAGTTCCGCATCGCATGACAATGCGATGCCAGCGCCCTTCCGCACTGTGACCGGAACCAAACGTCCGGCCATGCCACGGAGACGGCGCATCATCTCGTCCGTACCTTCGACCGTACTGGTCGCATAGTATCCGTTGATGGTGATGGTGCGTCCATCATAATATGTCGTGCCGGGAATGGCGTTGCCGTCAGCCCTAGCCCAAGCATCCTGTTCGGTCTTTGCTGACGGCAAATCGTCGAAACCGCTCATGGATACCAGTGTGAACTCGTGTCCGGCGTCGCCGTAAAGCGTGATGTCACCCACAGTGACGGTTATCGTGCTCAAGGTCTGACACTTCCAATCATCTCATTGTTCAAAGCGTATCCGAATCGGCGGGCCACGAGTTCCACGTCGCTCAACGGGCTTGCAACCACATTGTCGATGTGGACTCCGCCAGCATGCCGCTGGTCGCCCGACACCATTCCAGTATAGTCTTTCAGCCGCGGCGCCGACACCATGCCAAGATTGGCCGCGTCAATCTGGTCGAAATCCAAGGAGCCGAGCACGCCGTCGACCTGACCGCGTACGAACGCGCCTTGGGCGCCGATGGCCTTTCCGAAGTCGCGCATAAGATGCTCGCCGGACACGGACGTGTAGCCGGAGCCGGAGAACGGGCCGACCTTGGCGGGAGAGAACGGGAAGAAGTCTCGCACCTTCTGCAACGCGCCCTTCACCGCGCTTTTCACGCCTTCGACCGCGTTGAGAATACCCTGCTTGAAACCGTCCATCAACGCGGCGCCGGAATCGAGTAGCCACGAGCCAGCACCTGCGAACAGGCCCATGATTTTGCCCGGAATACCACGGATGAAGCCGAGAATCTCACCGCCCAGTCCGGCGAACGGTTGTGCGATGTTCACGATAATCGCGGGAATCGCACTCACGACGGCCATGAAAATGCTCGGGAAGTTCGCGGCGATGCTGGTCACCACGCTGACGAAGGCGCCCAACAGTGTCGGCAGACTGTTGACGATGCCGGTAGCCAATCCGCCGATGATTGCCGGCAGCTGGTTGATAATGGCGACGGCGATGCCCGGCAATGCGGCCGCCAACGAGGTTATCACACTGGTAATCGCGGACACTAATGCGGGAATCAGCGTCGGCAGCGCGGTGGCGATGCTCTGCCCGATGGACGGGAGCGCGTCCACAACGGTGGCGCCCAACGTCTGAATGCCGGAAGCCAAGGACGCGCCGAACCCGCTGATGAACCCGGCAATCGCGCCACTATTGTCGCCTATGGCGCTGAACGCGACCTGAACGCCGGTAATCAACGCCTGTCCAAGCGAAGTCATAAGCGACGGAATCTGTCCGGCTAGCGTGGCGAACAGGCTGCCGAACGCTTCCAGCATCGGCTGGCCGTACGTGGCGATGAAGCCGGGCAGTTGGGCGAACATGTCGGAGAACGCCTGAGTGACTTGCGGCAGTATCGTCATCAACGCGGGTGCGAGCGTCTGTCCAACGCTCATGAGCGCGTTGGCGATACCCGGCAATGCGGCGGTGACGCTCGCCACCATCTGCGGGAGGGCTGCGGCGAACGCGCTCGCCATGGCGGGCAGTTTCGTCTGGATGCCGGTAAGCGTGTTGTCGAGGCTTTTCTGCCATTCGTCGAACTTCCCGGTCATTTGGGATGGGTCGAGTTTGAACAGTGTCTGGAAGCCGGTCGTCAAACCGGTGAATATCGCGCCGGTCACACCCAAATTGGATGCGATGCCGCCAATCTTGCTGATTGCCGCGCCGCAGCCCCTCACGGCCACGCCGAATCCCTTCAACGCGCCGGAAGACACCTTCAACGCTGCGGAGCCGATGGTAGCGAAGGCCGCCTTTCCAACGGACGCCAACGGGCTGAACCGTCCGGCAAGACGCGACACGGCTCCGCCAACCGTGGCGGACAGTCCAGCTCCTAGCGTCTTAGCTGCGGACGTCAACGGCGTGAACGGATTCTGCCCTTTGAACGAGCCGAAAACCTTTTCGGCAAGACCGTTGAACGGAGCCGACAACGCGGACGCCGCTTCGGAGCCAAACGACTTGAGCGCGCCCTTGACCGTGGAAAGCCCATTGCCCACCACGGACCCGAGCTTGGACATGGTGTCGCTGATGCCGGTCGTGTCCAACATTTCGCCGAACACCGTCTTGAACTCGGACGCCCAGCCCTTCACGTTCTCGACAATGGAGAGCACGCCGGATTCGATGTCGGCACGCATGGCTTCCATCTTCGTTTTGACGGATTCGGCGGCGCTTGAGAACGCTTCGGTGAGAATCTCCTTGACAGGCGCCCACTGCTGCGCCGTATTCGAGGCATAGTTGGACAATCCTGCCTTCAGATTGCCGAACGTCTGCATGATGCTGTCGGACGCGGACACCGCCGAACCGACCAGTGGAAGGAACACGTTCGGAATGTTCAGGCCGGTAAGCTCCTTGAATTCGAGTCCCACCTGCACGAGCTTGTCACGGTAGACGTCCGCGCTCTGTCCGGCAGTGTCCAACGAACGGTAGATGCCCGAATCCACGACGATGGTGTCGGCGGCGGCGCGAATGTCATGGAACGCTTGGATGAGGGATGGCGCCTTCTTCCGTGCGGCGGCATCCACTTCGGTGTTGAGGGTTTCGAACGCTTTGAGGAACGCTTCGGGAAGCGCGTCCGCGTCGGCTCCCATCGCGTTCAAACCGGTTTGGAGCAGCTTCACATTCTCGGACGCCTGTCCCACACCATTGCGCAGGTTCGTCGCGGCCTGTTGGATGATTTCGAAGCCTTCCGCGCCTTTCTCACCGAAGCTGAACGCGTACGTCCCCAAGTCTTCGAACGCGACGTTGAACTTGCCGAGCGCGTTCTGTGCTTTAGTCGATTCGGACAGCGTTTTCGACATCGAGTCGGCCATGGACGCGAGCTTGTCGGTGACTGCGGACGATGCGGACACGGCGGCACCGAACACGCTGGTGAAGCTGGAACCAAGTTTGATGAGCGTGCCCTTCACGCCGACCAGCGCGCGTCCGACGAACGGGATGCGGGATGCGAACCGGTCGTTCGTGGCGACCATGAGGGAGAACACGGTGGCGCCGACCACGCCTACAGTGTTCAACGCATCGCCCAAGGAGGATAGGAGGTTGACGTTCTGAGAGTTCAGGCTGATGAGATTCGTCAACGGGGCGAGGAACTGTTCGACCTGCTGCACGTTGAATGCCTTGTTGACGGCTGGCGCAAGCTGGTTGACGAACGTTTCGGCCAACGTCGCGGCAGCGTTCGACAATGGCACGAATCCTGCGAGCATTTCACCGAACGTGTCCACCATGCCCGAACTGGAAATGGCGGTCAACGCCTTGCCGAGATTCGCGGACAATGTGGTCGCGGCTTCCGCAGACCTTACGCCGACCGTGTTCTTGATGCTATTCCACGCGCGGTCCGCCGTGACGGGCATGGCGGCGAACTGCTGTTCGATTGCGTCCGCGTTCTCAAGCACCGTATCGTAGAGCGCTTGGCCGCTGATTTCGCCTTCCTTGCCCAACTGTTTCAGTTCGCCCACGGACGCGTTGAGATGCTTGGCGAGCATTCGTGCGATTTGCGGCGAGTTCTCCATGATGGAGTTCAACTCGTCGCCGTTGACGATGCCCTTGCCCAATGCTTGGGTAATCTGCCGCATGGCACTGGACGCTTCCTGCGTGGAAGCGCCGGTGCTAATCATGTTCATGTCGAGCAGTCTGGTGAATTTCGCCGCATCGCCGTAATTGGTCACGACTTCCGGCGCGAGCGTGCGGAGACGTGCCGCGGACTGGACGAAATCGTCCGTGGAGACGCCGACCTTGTTCGCATATTCCAGAGACGTTTCGAGCGAGCTTTTATAGTCTCCGGTGGCGCCTACCGCGTTTTTCAGCATGGCGGTTGTCTGACCCCACTGGTTGCCCATTTCGATGATGTCGGACGTGACGCTTTTGACGGCTTTGCCGACCGATGCCACGGCGGCGATGGCGGCGGCGGCGTTCAGATACTTATTGAGGTCGAGGTTTGCGAAGCCTGCGCCGAAGGCGTTGGCCGAACGTCGACCACTGGAACCGAAGGAGGCGAACACGCCGTTAAGCGCGTTTTTCACTCCGCCTTGCAGGTTGAGGCTCTTATTGAACGAGCCGGAAAACAGTCTGGACATGCCCAAGCCGTTCGAAGCGAAGAGTCGGCCTGTGCCGGACGCCAGTTTGGGTTGGATGGCGGGGGTGAGCACCGCGCCCTTGCTTGCCTTGACAAGTGCGGAATGCAAGCCTTCCAACGATGGAAGTACTTGTATCCATGCGGTCGCGATGCTACCCTTTGCCATCTGCTATTCCTTTCGGTGAAGACCCAACGCCTTGTTGATGTCTTCAGTGTTCATCGAATCGAGTTCGTAATCCTCATTCTTGGTGTTCTTCCTGTTTTCCGGCAACACGCTTTTCGGTTTCCGCCCCTTGCCGGAGTAGGGGGCAAGCGTTGACTGTTGGATGATGTCGAGCAGTCGTGCAGTCGCTCCGAACGTGCCTATGAGTTTCGCCCGCTCCAATATGGTGTATTGTCGTGGGCTGCCGTATTGGCTTGCGAAATCGGCCAAGATTTGGCTGTCCCACTTGTCTGGGTTTATCGCATAGGTCAGTCTTTCGACTGTGATTCCGTAATTGTCGGCAATTTTCCCGACAGGTATTCCCATGCGTCGATGATGTCATCGTCAATCGCGTTCATAAGCTGTTCGTACTTGGATTCGGTCAGAACACTCTGCATGAGCTTGTCGATGAGCCATACGGCTTCCATGCTGTCTTCAATGCCATCGTTATGGATGGCCTGCTGGAATTTGCGGTTGCGGAGGAGTTTCGCGTAGGCGTCCGCCCATCCGTCGTTGAAGTCTTCGATGGTGATGGTGGGTTTGCGTTTTGCCATTGGGTTTCCTTTCGTTGTCTTTCTATATAAGGATACCCCACGCCAAGGGCATAACGCGATGGTATGTCTTGACGTGGGGCGATTGTCCTGTTTCCATGTTACACGCTGACGAGCGAGAGTGAGTCGAAGTCCGCAGCGTAACTACTATCTGTGTTCGATAGCGTAATCTGGCAGTCCATCGGCACATCCCCACTCTTGAATGTCTTGCTGAACTGATGGTAATTGGAGCCGGCCTCAGGGTTAAACTCAAACAGTGTTTGCTGCTGAGGGGCGACAGTCTTCATCGTGACGACAACCCTATCAGCAGATTTATTAAAACCCGCTGAATCTCAATGTCTGACCCGGTGGGATCGTGAATACATCAGAAGAACATGATGTGATGCCAGAATTACCTCCGAGCCGTACTGCATTAGGTGAAGTTTGGGCAGAGATACCGCCGCCGATATGAATTGCCTTGGCTGGTGTCCACTTCACCTGCCCTTCGTCGAAGTTGCCGTTTGGAATCAGATGTCTGTAAACTCTCCAAAATCGTGCGATGCGGACTTGTTCAGAGTGCTGGCATACTTGAGCGCAGACCAAGTATTATTGCCGCCGCTCGTCGTGGAGACCGTGGACTTCAGAATCTTGATGTCGAACTCGGTGCCCTCCGGAAGGGAGAGTTCGCCAGTATAGACATTATTCGCGCCCTTGACCATCTTCACGCCGGTATCGCGTGACCATGGCGAGTCTTGTCCCCAGTCTCCAACCACCCACATCGCGCCGCCGCTAGCCACCGTACCGTCTGATACGGTGACTGTCAGCGTCCGACTCGGAGAGTTTACTCTTTTGGGATGGTGATGTACTGGGTCTGCGCGGGCTGGGCGGCGGTCGGATAGGCGTTGATGGTGAACTCGAAGTTCACGAGGGCCGTATGCACGTGGCTGATGTCGCCGGTGATGAGGAACGTGGCGTCGGCCATCACGTTGCGGCGCTTGCGGCCGCCCTTCAGGATTTCGTCGATGACGATGACATGATGTTCCAGTTCGCTAGCCTGCTCCTTGACGGTGATAGAGCCATCCTTTGACGGGGTCGCCTGGTCGACCGTCACGTTGGCGGAGCCGTATGCGACCTTAAGCAGGTCTTCGTTCAGGGCTTCGATGCACGTGCCCGTCCACGTCTTGGAGAACGTCGGGTCGGCCTGTGCGACGGTATCGCCGCCAGCGGCCACAATATCATCGCCTGCGGTGAGGGATGCCGGTTCGGTCAGACCGTCTTCGGACAGGTAGCCAAGGCCGACGAACGCCGCGGCCAGTTCGGTGGTGGCGTCGGTGGGGATTGTGGTGCCCAGTGGGGCGACCCAAATATAGCCGGACTTGTTGGCACTCGTGCCCGGCTTCGAGAATGTCACGTTTGCGGAAGACTGCTTTGCGCCCATCTCAATTCCTTTCGTTGTTAGCGTTTAATCAGTGGATGGGCGGCGTCGCCGCCGCCCATGTGTGTGGATGGTGTCACTTGGTGGCGTGGGTGATGGCGTAGAACTTGCTGGTTCCGCCGATGAAGCCCCAGCCGATTGCGACTTCGGTGCGGAGCATCACCTTGTTGACTGCGCCCAAGTCGCCTTCTGTGGAGTTGTCCGGGTTGCCGGAGTCGAACACTTCGATGCCGGACAGCGGGATTGCGCCCCAGACGAAACGGTTGGCGAAGTCGCCGACGACCGCATCGAGCACCTCATTGGTCAGCTGGCCGGAGCCGGTGGCCGCGGCGGTGTCGGACACGGTGTTGGAGGCCGCGAGGGTGACGCCGCCGAGGTTGACCATGTTGCCGATGAGCGGAACGTCGGCCGCATACTGGGTCGGCGTGCCGATGGCG